AAAGGGTATGGTAAGTAATGGATTGGTTAAAAACTCAATGGAATAAACTCAACAAGAATGCAAAGATATTTATTTGTTGTGCTGCTTTATTAATTATTGCAGGTATATTATTTAATTAAACATGAGGTACGCAGAGGAGCTATCTTACGAGGATCGTCAAAGACTTCGTAAGATAGTGAAGAAGGAACATTTTAAACATTATCCTAAAGATCTAAGATTCTCGGACCATGAAGCCGATAAATTTATAGAATCTCTCTTACCAGAAACTATCTACAAGTTAATTAAAAGATCTGTAGATAATGGTATTGCTTGACCGAACTTAATTACAAAGCTCCAGGTACAATCGTTAAAACCTTTATGAAGGATGATTCCTTCTTTAGAGGATTACGTGGTCCAGTAGGATCAGGGAAGTCTGTATCTTGTTGTATTGAAATCTTTAGACGTGCATTGAAACAAGCACCTAGTCCAGATGGTAAACGTAAATCTAGATGGGCAGTGATAAGAAATACAAACCCACAGTTAAAGACTACAACTATCAAGACATGGTTAGATTGGTTTCCAGAAAACTCATTTGGTAACTTTGCTTACTCTGTTCCTTTTACCCATAACATTCATGTAGGAGATGTCGAGCTAGAAGTTATCTTCTTAGCACTAGATAGACCAGAAGATGTGAAGAAACTATTGTCTTTAGAATTAACTGGTGTATGGATCAATGAAGCAAGAGAAATTCCTAAATCTATTGTGGATGCCTGTACAATGCGTGTTGGTAGATTTCCTTCTATGAAAGATGGTGGACCTACTTGGTATGGTGTTATTGCAGATACTAACGCACCTGATGAAGATCACTGGTGGTCTATTATGTCTGGTGAAGTTCCTATGCCAGATCATATGAGTCAAGAAGAATCTATTATGTTATTCAAACCAGACAACTGGAAATTTTTTGTACAACCTCCAGGTATGATTGAGAAGAAAGAAAACGACAAGATTAAAGGTTATGAACTGAACAATGATGCAGAAAATATTAAAAACGTTACACCAGATTACTATCCAAATATCATACGAGGAAAGTCTAAGTCTTGGATTGACGTTTATGTTTTAAACAAACTAGGAACAATAGAAGATGGTAAATTGGTTTATCCATCATTTAGAGAAGATGTTCACTTAGCAGATGAAGAAGTACCTTTTGCACCTGTAACTGTTTATATTGGATTAGACTTTGGTCTAACACCTTCTGCTGTATTTGGTCAGAAGTTACCAGATGGTAGATGGTTAATACTCCATGAACTGGTTTGTTTTGATATAGGTACAGTTAAGTTTAGTGAACTACTTAAGCATGAGATTATTAAACATTGTGCTGATAAAGATTTAAAAATATTTGGAGATCCTGCTGGTGATTTTAGAGCGCAGACAGATGAAACAACTCCCTTTCAGATACTTAGACAACAAGGCATCCAAGCATTTCCTGCACCTTCGAATGATGTAGGACTCAGAATAGAATCTGTAGAAACTGCATTGAATAGAATGGTAGATGGTAAGCCTGGATTCTTATTGAATAGATCTTGTAAATCTTTACGTAAAGGATTTTTAGGTGGATATCATTATAGAAGAATACAAACTTCTGGAGAAAGATATGAAGATAAACCTAACAAGAATAAGTTTTCACACGTACATGATGCACTTCAATATTTGATGTTAGGTGCTGGAGAAGGTAGAGCATTGACTGTAGGTCCAGCTAAACCTCAAGTATCTAATGCTTATAAGAACTGGAATATCTTTGATCGTGGATCAATTAACAGGAGGAAGAAGTGGGATATTTTCCGAAGGAATGGTTAATATACTTCTTTGATCCACCTCATGAGGAGTGGTATCACGTCTTTAGAAGAAAAGGAATGGCTCATTGTGGAATGTTAGGTTATGACGTAAAACAACAAAAATGGATAGCCATAGAGCATATTCATAAAAGATTAGATGTAAAAATATTAGATGGAGAAGATGTAGCCAAAGTATTTGATTTTGTTAAATCTATGGGGGGTACGTTTATAAAAGCTAAATTATTCAGGCAGAAGTTTAGGTTATTCCAAGCTGCATGGTTAAGAGAACATTCTTGTGTTACTACTGTGATGAGAATACTGGGAATAAATAGGTTGATTATTACCCCTTATCAGTTATATAAATATTTAAAGAAACAAGGTTGTGAACAATGGGATTTTTAAAACCACCTAAATATGAAAAGTCAGCTAGTGAGAAAGCACTAGAAAAGCAAATGGAAGAAGAACGTATTGCTGCTGAAAAAGAAAAAGAAGAATTAGCTAAAGCTGAAGAACGTAGAAACAAAAGATTTGCTGCTGGTAAGTTAGGATCTAGATCTTTATTTGCTAGAGCTGGTGGTCGTGGATTTTATTCAGAAGGTAAAGAAATATAATGGGATCTACTAGATCAACAGCAGGTTCAGCTAATGCAGCAAGATCTCCAAGAGATGTAACTAGAGAATCAAGAACTGCTACTCTAATGGAAAATATTATGACAGGTGGTGAGGTTTCTAAAAAGAGAGAAGCTGAATTACAAAAAGCAGCTAACTATGGTAGAGGTGTTAAGTTTGTAGAAGCATCACCTACTGTTAAAGGATTAACTCAAAAAGGTGGTAAGCCTGTTTACAGAACAGGAGTAACTGCTCAAGATTTTACTGGTAGAATTACAGCTAATGAACCAACACTTAGAGAATTAGGTGGAGATATAGCTAGAGGATTAGTAGGTGGTCAAGCACCAGATCCTGGATATACAGGAGAGTTTTCTAAATACACACCTAAACCACAAAAAGTAAAAGGATTAATACCTACAGTTATTGATGCTGCTATATCTGGATCATTAAGTCCAGTAGGAGCTATTATGAAAGGTGTATCTAGTTCTGGATTTTTTTCTTATGGAGATGGCAAAGATTCTGGAACTACTGCAACAACAGCTCCTGAAACAACAACAGAGTTTGCTGAATCAGAAGCAGAAGCAAACAGAAAGAAAAAATTAGCAGGATCATTAGTTAGTTCAGCAACAAAAGGAAGAAGTTTATTTTCAACTAAAGCTAGAACTATTAGTGGTGGAATGGCTTAATGTATAGTTTTAATTATAGATCAGCTCCTCATACAGGAGTTATGAACTCTAAAACATTTCTTAAAAGATTTAGTCATGCAGAACAATTAAAGACACATTGGATTCCAAAGTTTGAAGAAGCTTATGAATATACAATGCCAGGCAGAGAAGCATTTTATGATGAATCACCTGGAGAAAAAAGAACAGATAGAATCTTTGATGAAACTGCTGTCGTAGGTATTCAAGAATTTGCATCAAGACTACAAGCAGGTATTACTCCTACCTTTGGTAGATGGATTAATTTAAAAGCAGGTATTGAGATACCACCTCAAATAGCTCCCCAAGTAGATGAACAGTTAGATGAAATAACTAATTATATATTTGAGATACTTCATGCTTCTAACTTTAATCAAGAAGTACATGAATCATTTATGGACTTAGCTATTGGTACTGGTGTGATGTTAGTGAATGAAGGTAACTCTACTAATCCTATTGTATTTAATTCAATACCATTACCTCATGTATATTTAAACTCTGGACCAGACAATAGAATTGATTGTGTTTATAGAAAACGTCAAATTAGATTAGGTGATATTAAAATTTTATATCCAGAAGCTAACTTAGATAATCTAGAAGATAAAGTTTTAAATGAGCCAGATGCTAAGTGTACTGTTATTGAAGGTACAATGAGAAATTATAAAGATCCAAATAAAGAAGTTTATGATTATGTTGTTTGTGTCAAAGATCATGAACTAATAATATTTGAAGATCAGTTTGAAGGACAAGGCTCTAATCCCTTTATTACATTTAGATGGAATAAAGCGAGTGGCGAAGTATATGGTCGTGGACCAGTGTTCAATGCTATGTCAGCTATTAAGACTACTAATTTAACTATTGAATTAATATTAGAAAATGCACAGATGAATATTTCTGGTATCTATCAGTTAGAAGATGATGGAGTGATTAATCCAGATAATATTCAATTAGTGCCTGGCACAATTATTCCTGTAGCTCCAGGATCTAGAGGACTACAACCTATTAGTGCAGCAGGTAGATTTGATGTAGCTCAGTTAGTATTAGACGATATGAGAAGTAATATTCGTAAAGCCTTATACATGGAAACACTTGGACCAACAAAAGGTACACCTATGTCAGCAACAGAAGTAGCTGAAAGAATGGCAGATCTATCTAGACAGATTGGATCATCCTTTGGAAGATTACAGTCTGAGTTTATTATGCCATTGATTAGACGAGTTATTTACATTTTAAAGAAGCAAGGTAGAATAGAACTACCTTCATTGAACAATAAAGAAATAAAAATTATTCCAGAATCACCATTATCTAGAGCGCAGAACGAACAAGATATTGCTGATGTTAATAGATTTAATGCAACGCTAGGTCAAACATTTGGACCACAAGTATTGAATCTCATTGTGAAACAAGAAGAAGTAGCTAGATATCTAGCAGAGAAAATGAATTTACCTGAGAAACTAATTAGAGATGCAGCTGAACAACAACAAGTAATGCAACAGATGCAACAGGTAATGCAACAACAACAAGGAGGAATGAATGAGTTGGGAGCAGCTCCAGAACAAGCCTAAAGGAAGCCATCTATCTATTGATGGATTTTATCGTACAGAAGAAAGAGAAAGAGAACTTAATTCGGATATGGCAGCAGTATTTAGTACTGTCATAGGAGAAAAGGTTTTGGATTATTTAAAATCCATTACAGTAGATTCCGTTGCTGGTAGAGATGTTAGCAACGAACATCTACGACATCTTGAAGGAATGAGATATTTATATTTTATTATCAAGAAAAGAATTGAATCTGATAAGGAGGTTTAATGACAGAAGAACAATTACAAGAAACAACACAAGAGGTATCTCAAGAAAACACTTCAGAAGTTCAGATACCAGAATATATTCCAGAAAAATTTTGGGATACAGAAAGAAATGAAATTAAAGTTGAAGAACTGGGTGCATCATACAAAGCTCTGGAGCAAAAACTTGGTATGCGAACTGAAGATCTTGTCAAGCAAGTACAAGAAGATTATGAGAACCAAAGAAAATCTAGCGTTCCTGAATCTTATGAAGTAAGGCTACCAGAAATACCAGAAGATGTTGAAATCACAGTTGATCCAGAACAAGAACTTGTTAAGTCTTGGCAACAAATTTGTCGAGATAATGGATTATCACAGGAAATATTCGATCAGGGAGTGGCGGCTTTTGTTAATAATGAAATTGCTGGTCTACCGAATCTTCAAGAAGAAATGTCAAAGCTGGGAGATAACGCAAGAGAACGCATTGAAGCTGCTGATTTGTGGAGTAAGAAATATCTTTCTACTGATGCCTATGATGCTATTGCCAATCTTGCTTCTACTGCTGAAGGCGTTAAAGCTTTAGAAGAAATAATGAGCTTATCTAAGAGTAAGCCATTACCTAACACCAATACTGTTGTAGATGTAGAACTAGATGAAAGAGATCTACAATCTATGATGAAAGATCCAAGATATTGGAAAGAAGGTATGAAAGATACAGCATATATAGCAAAGGTAACTAACCTATATCAGAAGAAATATGGCTAAGTTTCCTTATAAAAAATATAAAATTATATGGGAAGATCCTACTGGGGATAGTGCATGGTGTTCAGATAAGGACATGGAAAACCTATCTCCAGCTTTAATTACTACAGAAGCATACATATATTCAAGAAATAAGAAGTATATCAAGACATTCGCTAGCTATATTCGTGAAGAAGATGGCTCATACACTTATGCAGATGTCAATGTTTTTCCAGCATCTTGTCTTGTAAAGATCACAAAAATATAATATATCTCAACTAACAAGCCGATTTAAACTGGACTTTGCCCAGTAATGGATAACTTAGTGAAGGTTTATGACGACAACTTGGAAATAAACAATAAATGAAAAGGAAAACACAATGACAGCAACAATAGATCAAGCATTTGTGAAACAGTTTGAAGCTGAAGTTCACATGGCTTATCAGCGAATGGGTTCTAAACTCAAGAGCATGGTGCGTAATGTCAATGGTGTAAAAGGAAATACTGTTCAGTTCCAAAAAGTAGCGAAGGGTTCTGCTTCAACTAAAGCAAGACACGCTGAGGTTGTCGCTATGAACTCAGTTCACTCAAATGTAACTGCAACACTATCAGACTTTTATGCTGCTGATTACGTAGACAAACTAGACGAACTAAAAGTAAACATTGATGAGAGAAACATTGTAGCACAAAACGCTGCATATGCTTTAGGTCGTAAGACTGACTCAATCATCACAGATACTTTTGATGCAGGAGCAACAGCTCTAGCTAATAACTCTGCTGGTGCAACTACTGGTATGAACTTAGACAAAGCTCAGAATGTTTTTGAAATCTTTGGTAACAATGATGTTCCAGATGATGGACAAAGATACTGGGTAGTCGGTCCAAAACAGTGGTCTGACCTATTAGATATAGATCAGTTCTCAAGAGCTGAATATATCGGTGAAGCAGATCTACCTTACAAAGGTGGTATGACAGCTAAGAGATGGTTGTCTTTCATGTGGATGGGCTTCAGTGGTTTATCTATCGCTTCTAGCGACAGAAACACTATTGCTTTCCATAAATCTTCTTTAGGTTTAGGTGTAGGTTCAGATGTAAGAACTGAAGTAAACTACATTCCTGAGAAAGTAGCACACCTTACAACTTCATATATGTCAATGGGAGCAGTCCTAATTGATGGTGATGGTGTAAGAATCCAGAAGTGTGCGGAATAAGGAGATAGAGAATGGCATACGAAACATCTAACCCACTAAAAAAGATCTCTCAAATGGGAGACTCTAACTCACTATGGTATTATGCAGATGGTGATGCAATTACTGCTATTGATGATGCAGATTATTTTTTATCAGCGACAGGTGATTTAAACGCTGGTGATATAATCATTGTTAATAGTGGTGGTTCAAACGCTGTTGTAGATATGTTAATTGTATCTGCAGCAACATCATCTACAGTAACAACTGTTATACTTGCATAACAATATTGGGGGGATTTATTCCCCCCTTTAAATCATGGCAGATACCAAAGTAGACATTTGTGCAAGAGCGTTAATTATGATAGGCGCTCAACCTATTTCTTCTTTTGATGATGGATCAACAGAAGCATTGGTAGCTTCCAACATTTATGAAAATATTACTCAATCCATACTATGCAGACATAGATGGAGATTCTCTACTGAACAACAACAACTTTCTTTATTAGCAGCAGCTCCTACAGGGAGATATGAATATGCTTATCAATTACCAACTTCACCAGATTTATTACAGTTAAATACAATTACAGTCGCTGATATACCTATTGAATATGCTAGGTATGGAGATAAAATATTTGTTAATGGATATGATTCACAGTCAGCTTTGATTGCTGATTATATATTTAGACAGAATGAATCAGAGTTTCCTGCGTATTTTAAACTAGGATTAGAGTATACACTAGCATCTATCTTTGCTGGATCTGTAGCTAGAGATGCAGCTATGATTAAACAATTTTCAGACTTGGCAGAAAGACAGATATTAATTGCTAAGAATACAGATAGCCAAGAAGTAACAAATAAGAAACTTAGCACAAAGAGATTTATCACAAACAGATTAACTACTAGGGGGTACTAATGGCTAACACCCTAAGAACCGTTTACACTAACTTTGCAAGTGGTGAACTTAACCCATTACTGATTACTAGAACAGATGCTTCAGCATACTTTAGTGGTGCTAAGACACTGCGTAACTGGTACTTATTAGATGAAGGTGGGCTTATGCGTAGACCTGGAACTACATACAAAGCTACGTTGGCAGGCAAATCTAGAGTTATACCATTTATCTTTTCTAATGATGAACTAGCAGTATTTGTTTTATCTAATGGAAGATTAGATGTTTATGATTCTGATGGTGTTGCTATTCAAACTAATATTACAACGAATGTAAACTGGACTGAAGCTCAGTTATTTCAATTAAACTTTGCTCAGTTTGGAGATACAGTGTTTATGACACACAGAGATAATCGTACACTAGAGATTAAAAGAACAAGTGCTACTACATTTGTAGTATCTACATTTGAATTTGAAATAGATGAAGATGTTGTTGTGTCTGGTGCATATAAAACTCATGCTCCATTTTACAAGTATGCTGATTCAGGAGTAACACTAACTGTATCAACTTCTGCAACAGGTACAGGAAGAACAATTACAGCTTCTTCAGCGATATGGACTGCAGCTTATGTAGGGCATTATATTAAAATAGATGGATCACAGGTTAAAATTACTTCATATAATTCTCCTACTGAGGTTTTAGGAACAATAATTGAAACAATATCTGGTGGTGTTGGACCACACGCTAACTGGGAAGAAGAACTACTATCTACAGTGAGAGGATATCCTCAAGCAGTTACATTCCATGATAATAGATTATATTTTGCTGGAGTAAGAGATGCTCCTGCTGCTGTTATAGGTTCTCAAGTAGGTGGGTATACAAACTTTGATGTAGGTACTGGACTTGCTGATGAAGCTATTAATGTATTTGTATCTGGTGATAGAGTAAACGAGATTAGACATTTGGTATCTTCTAGAAACCTACAAGTACTAACAGATGGTGGTGAATACTTTGTTCCAACATCTACAGATACTTCAGCGGTTACACCAGCTAACATTACATTCCTTAGACAAACACCTTATGGTTGCAGTAGAGCTAAACCTATTATCTTTGATGGTGCTACTTTGTATGCACAAAAGAATGGTAAGTCGATTAGAGAATATTTATTTAGTGATGTGGAAAATGCGTATGCTTCTACATCTATATCTATCCTGGCATCTCATTTAGTTAATGCTCCAGTAGATATGACTATGATAACTGGTACAACAACTAGACCAGAACAGTTTGCTTTCTTTACTAACAATGATGGAACACTAGCTTTGTTTCATAGTGTACGTGCAGAGAAGATAGCTGGTTGGACATTATGGACAACAAGAACAGATGATGAGTTCGTATCTATTACTGCGTTAAATGAAAACTTATTCTGTGTCTGTAAAAGAGAACTAGAAGGATCTACTATATACACATTAGAAAAGTTTGCTGAACAAGATGATTTAACATTAGATTGTTCTGGAACAACAACTGTTAATCAACAAGGTACTCCATTAGTGAATGGTGGTAGCCAAACAGGAAGTAGTCTAGATGTTGATGGATATACATCTGCTCCTAATACAGGAGATGTTATTACAATAGATGCTGTATCTGGAAGCTATGAAATATTAACAGTTACTCCTACAGCTAGTGGATATACGATTGTATTAAACCAGGCACTAGATTCTTCACCTGCTGATAATGCTGCGATTACTATTACTTCAGGTCGTGTCCATAACAGTCCAGCTCATTTAACAGAAGAAACTGTTAATGCTGTTGATGGTACATTTTCATTAGCAGAGTTTACAACATCATCTAGTGATACAGTAACATTTAACGAAGCACATACAGCTGGTGTGATATTAGGTTTTAACTATAGTCCTAGCCTGGAAACTATGCCAATAGATAGAGAAGTTTCAGATGGTCCATTAACAGGTCAGATAAAAAGATTATCTAGAGCTGTAATAGATTTATCAGATACACTAAATGTAGCTTTACAAGCAGCAGATAATACTGCTAAAAGTTTAGTGATAAGACAGGTAGACTTTAATGTGGCTAACGCAGTAGATAAAGTAACAGGAAAGAAAGAGTTTTTCTTTTTAGGTTATGATAGACAACCTACATTAAAGATAACACAAACAGCACCCTTGCCTTTGAAAGTTTTGGGTGTAGCATTAGAGGTAGTATATTAAAATGGGAGCAGATCCAGCAACATTATTTTTAGTTAGTGCAGGTATCTCTGCAACAGGTTCATTAGTTCAAATACAACAGCAAAGATCTGCTGCTGCTGAAATGACTAGACGTTATGAAGAAGAAAGACGTGTAGCTTATGTAGAAGGTTTACAAGCAGAAAATGCTAGAAAAGAAGATATGAATAGAATACTAGCTAATAACAGAGCAGTTAGAGGTGCTTCTGGTGTAGGAGATAGTCCTAGCTTTGATGCAATTCAACAAGATGTTATTGATGTTACTAATAAAGATTTGTCAGCTATTAGATTAAATGCAGCTAAAGTACAGACAAGTTATGACAGAGCTATCTTTAATACAAAATCACAAGCATACTATTCGACTATAGGATCAGTAATTAATGCAGGATCTACGATTGTTAATGGATGGAATTATTATAACTATTATAAAAAAGCACCAGATCCTATTAAGAAAGATGCAGCAGGAAGGATTCTTGGTGGTATTTAATGGCTAGAGAAATACAAACAACAAGAAGAACACAAACAGTATCACCTTCAGGTACAGCTTCAAGAATGGGAGTTGTAGATGTATACACTCCTAATATAAGTCAAATGTTTAATGTAGCAGCTGACACTATGAATACTTTAGCAGAAAATCAAATAAAGATATTAGATGCTAAATGGCAAAATAAATTTGAAACAGAAACAACAAAGTATCTTAATGAAAAAGTTAATAATATTTTAGAGTCTGGAGAAAAACCAGATTTAACAAGATTCCAGGAAGAAGTAGATGGTTATATTAATGGTGTATTAGAAGG